GAATGACCCTAGTTTGAGCGCTCCTGTTGCTCCTACTACGGGTGTTGGCGGCACTACTTGGCCAGTTAAGACGCCTTCTGAAATCTTTTCTGATATTCAGAAGCTGTACGTCACGCTGGTTAATCAAACCGGGGGTATCATCGAAGCAGATGCTAAGCTAGTATTGGCTGTTAGCCCCGCGTCAGCCGGGTACCTAATGAACAGCAACCCGGTATTTGGTTTGACGGCTCGCGCGCAGATTGAGATGAATTTCCCAAATCTTCGTATTGAAACCGCTGTCGAATACACCACCGGTTCCGGGGAACTGGTGCAATTGATCGCAGAAGATATCGAAGGTCAAGAAGTCGCCACCTGTGCGTTCAACGAGAAAATGCGTGCGCATCCTATCGTTGTGGATACTAGCTGGTTCCGTCAAAAGAAAACCTGCGGTACTTTCGGCGCGATTATTTACCAACCAATGGGCATAGCGGCGATGATTGGGGTTTAACACCCAGCACTGCACCTGAGTACGGGCCGCTTCGGCGGCCTCGTTAGTACAACAAAACCTACAGAGAGATTATAAATGGCAAACGTAACAGTTGCTTGCAAACTACCTAATGGCTTGCAGTTGGATTTAGTCGGATATCCAGGAGTTATTAAACTCAACGGGGTTAACTCATCCAATTTGATCGGCGGTTACGGTGTTACCGAAGGCGTTGATAAGTCATTTTTTGATGCGTGGCTGGTAGCGTATAAAGACAGTGCGTTAGTTAAGAACGATATCGTGTTTGCGTATGAAAAATCTTCGGACCTGTCCGCCGCGGCTAAAGCCCATGTGGACGTTGTTACAGGTCTTGAGCCAATTGTGCCGCCAGTCGAAGGCGCAGCGTAATGGCGATAGTGGTATTTGATCCCGCGGTATTCGTTCTCAGGTACCCCGAGTTTAGCACTGTGAACACGCAGTTACTCGGGTTGTACTTTGGCGATGCCGGGATGTACCTCGATAACTCCAATTCTGGCATCCCCCAGTTGGATGTTAGAGCCAGTTTGTTGTACATGCTCACCGCCCACATAACGGCGCTCAATGCTGGAGTCAACGGGGAAGCCGCATCACCGCTGGTAGGAAAAATTACCCAGGCTACGGAAGGATCGGTAAGTGTGACCTCGGAATACGCCACTAACATGCCGTCATCAATGGCGTGGTTTACTCAGACCCGGTATGGTGCGGCCTTTTGGCAAGCATCCGCTAGATATCGCACTTTCCGATACGTGCGTCCTCAATGCGGGACGGCATGGTGAGTAAGTTATTAGATTATATAAAGATGCGTGGCTACACCGAAAAATCTATCACCGTTAGGGTGGGGTTTATAGGCACGGCTACGTATCCAGATTCGGATCAAACGGTGGCGGAGGTTGCACACGCCAACGAATATGGCGGTCCAAATCGCCCTCCCCGACCGTTTTTTAGGGGTATGATCGCCAAAGAGTCCCCACAATGGGGGAAACAGATCGCAGCATTGTTAAACTCCCCGGGGGCGACTGAACGATCAGCCATGGGGCTGATGGGGCAATTGGTGGCCGATCAATTACGCCAGTCCATTGAAGACCTAACGGACCCTCCACTAGCCCCCAGTACAATACTTGCCAAAGGATTTGACAAGCCTCTGGTAGACACAGGTCTAATGCAGCAGAGTATTACATACGAGGTGGATGCATGAACCTACTTGGAGTCGTAGCGGGGGTGATCGGAACAGTTAATCCTTTAACCCCCATAACGCTTAACAGGTCTTCCGGATACACTACACAGGCGGACGGAGTACGTACTCCAGCATACGATGTGTTTAATGGCCGGGTGCAGATACAAGCTCTATCTGGGTCAGACCTAAAGCAGGTATCAGGGTTGAACATACAAGGAGTTATGCGCGCTGCCTATCTCAAAGGGGACTGGCAGGGGTCTGTCCGTGCGGGTCAAAAAGGCGGGGATACCGTGGTATGGGACGGCTCCAATTGGCTCGTTGTACACGTACTAGAAACATGGCCTGACTGGTGCAAGGTGGTGCTATGCCTGCAACTGTAAGCATTACTCGCTCGGGGGTAATGACCGCGTTACGGGCGTTCCTTTTGGGGGTATTGAGTTCCACCGTGGAGGTAGTCCAAGGACAAGTCAACCGTGTCCCAGAGCCTATCGGCACGGATTTTGTGGTCATGACGGACATTCGGTCACAACGTCTGGCATGGAACATTGAAACGTTCCAAAACGCCACTCAAACACTGGACCACCTGGAACCGGTGCAGTTAACCATCCAGTTGGATATACACGGTCCTAATGGGGCGGATAACACGCGTATTATAGAGATGCTATTTCGGTCTCCATACGGGTGTGATCAGTTTCCAGCGGGCATCCAGCCATTGTACACGGCGGACCCGATACAGACCCCCTACGAGAATGGAGAACAGCAGATAGAGCAACGCTGGACTTTAGATGTTTTGTTGCAGTATAATCCCGTCGTTACAACCTCAATGCAGTCCGCGACATCTCTTGATCTCGGCATTGTCGATGTTGACGCCACAATCCCAGCTTAGGATGACACATAATGGCAGCTATACCAGCATCAGCAATTGTTAATATCCAGCCGGGCGTAGTCGGCACCGGTGGCAGACCCATCTCCCTAAACGGGGTGCTTGTCTCGCAGTCCCTCGCATTGCCAACCAACGGAGTTGTATCTTTTGCATCCGTGACCGCGGTGCAGGCATACTTCGGGATCGGGAGTACGGAGGCCACCCTAGCGGGGTACTACTTCGGTGGGTTTTCCAACTCTACCATCACCCCGGGCACTCTCTACGTGGCCCCGTACAACCTAGCGGATCGCGCAGCATTTGCTCGCGGGGGCTCGTTGTCCGGCATGACTCTTACGCAGTTGCAAGCCATCACGGGGACTTTGAGCATCACTATCGATGGCTCTGTTAAAACAGCAGCCTCATTAAATCTCTCCGCAGCCACGAGTTTTTCCAATGCCGCAACGATCATAGGTACCGCGTTGTCACTGTCTGGGGGCCAAACATGCGCCTATAACAGCACTTTCAGCGCTTTTGTGATCACATCGGGCACTTCCGGCGCATCGTCCACGATTACCGTTGCTACAGGTACTACCTCCGCGGCTCTCGCTCTAACCGTTGCCACCGGCGTAACACTTAGCCAAGGTGATTTAGCCGACACCCCGTCTACGGCAATGAACACGGTTGTTGCGTCCACCCAAAATTGGGCGACGTACACGACCACGTGGGAACCGATCACAGCGGACAAATTATCGTTCGGATTATGGACTTCCCAAAGTAACCAGCGGTACACGTACATTGCATGGGACACGGATGCTAACGCAATCGTAGCTAACGCTTCCACGACTTTCGGCGCTCAAGTTTTTGCCGCGGCGTATGATGGAGTTGTACCGATTTACCGGGATGTTAACGTAGCGGCGTTCTTGATGGGCGCGGTTGCTTCGGTCGATTTCACGCGAACCAATGCTCGCGTGACGTTCGCGTTTAAGAGTCAATCAGGTCTTACCGCCACGGTTACGGATCAGCAGCAAGCTTCCAATCTGCTGGGCAACGGCTATAATTACTACGGTGCCTACGCCACAGCCAATGACCAGTTCACGTTTCTTTATAATGGTCAGATTTCGGGCAAATGGAAGTTTATCGATCCGTATGTCGACCAGATATATCTTAACTCCCAGTTCCAGCTTGCGTTGTTATCGCTCCTTACATCGGCGGGTTCTGTGCCTTACACCCAAGCCGGTAATGACCTTATACGCGCAGCGTGCATGGACCCAATCAACCAAGGCCTCAATAGCGGTATAATTCGCGCCGGGGTACCATTGTCCGCGCAGCAAGCCGCGTTAGTAAACAGCGCTGCGGGGGCGAGCATCGATGGTGTTCTGACGGAGCGTGGTTGGTACTTGCAAATCCTGTTGGCTTCTGCACAAACGCGCGGCACCCGTAGCAGCCCCCCGATGACCTTCTGGTATACGGACGGCGGCGCGGTGCAATCGATTAACCTCGCGTCTATTGACGTACTGTAAGGGTCTATAATGGCTACGATAACCGCGCTTAACAGCGTATTCACGATTAGCGTTACGGGACTGTTCCCGGTCCCTCAGCAGTTGCAAGGGTACTCG